TGGGCCACCAGTGATGGGAGTCTGGCCACCGTAGCCAGACGTGTGCCGGAGCAAATCGGCAATCGTAATTTCCCGCGCCGGCTCACGTAATCGAGGCTCTTCTGGAGCACCACCGCGTTCGGCCACTCTTACGCTCTTGAACTCCGGTATGAAGCGTGAGGCAGGTTCATCGAGCTGGAAATGGCCCTGCTCATACAGCGTCATGAGCGCGACACTCGCGATCGGCTTAGTCATGGACGCCATTCGGAATATGGTGTCCGTTTTCATCGGCTTCTTCGCCTCGGCGTCCATATTCCCGTAGGTCTCGAAATGGACGACCTTGCCGTGACGAGCAACCATCGTGATCGCTCCGGGGATCTTACGTTCGTCGACATACCCCTGCGCCATGTGGGTGAGATTCTGTAGACGCGCAGATGAAAGGCCCACATCCTCCGGTTCAGCTTCGATCATCTGTGCGGCCTCAATCGTTTTGACCATGAATGTCCCTCCGGAGAAATCAGCCCCTTGTGGCGCTGAGTCTAGCACTACTCGGCTGCACAAAAACAACCGCTTAAGGCCGACTCCTCAAGACACGCCACCGGCATGGACCCGAACGACCTGAACAGACGCTATATCTCAATGGAACTAGCAAGCAGTTTGCTGTTGGGTGTTTACAAAGCAGAGAGAAGCTCCGGACTTGGTCGAAGCGACACCGAGCTGAGAGAGGGAGAGAGAGAAATGGTCACCGGCGTCCGAGCAGCGGATTCCAGTGCAAGCGTCGTGATGCACGCACTTCCGTCATTGTCGCCTACGTCACGCCCACACCACAGTGAGCACGGCGTCGCCGGGGTTGGAGGCGTCGAAGACAAGGATCGCGGCGTTGCGCCGGCGAGCATGTCGCCGGCGGCGATGTCGCGCGTGACGTTGACGCCGGCGACGTACTGCTGTAGCGAGCCGGTGAACTGCACGGTCGCCTTGTAGGTGCCGGCGTCGAACGCGCGCAGGATGCCGGCGCGCAGCTCGGGGTTCTGTTGCGTCATCGGGTGTCTCCGCTTTTGCAGGGTTTGGGTGATGGTGTGATGGGCTGGGTCATCGGTTCGTCAGCCTGACTTCGTGCTCGTAGCGCGCGGCGCGCTTGTCGTAGCGCCAGCGGATGCCGGTGACGCGGCGGATGATGTTGGCCGCGCTGATCAGGGGATCGCTGAACTTGATCACGTCGTAGAGCTGGAGGCCGACGTTGGGCGGCGCGGTGAGGCTGCCGTGGTCGGCGTCGAGCTGGCGGGTGCGCCGGTGCGCGGCCGCGGTGGCGTCCGCGGCGGCGCCCGTCGTGCTGGTGAGGTCGCGCTGGCGCGCGATCTCACCGACCCCCTGGGCGAGCTGCGCGAAGTCCAGGTCATCGCCGAAGGCGGCGGCGCCGAAGGCGTGCGCCTCGGACACCGGCGCGGGCACCGCGCGCAGCTCTATCGCGCGTAGCGGGTGGTCGGCGCCGTAGGTGTAGATCGACGCCTCGGCCGCTGAGTAGGCCTTGTTCTCGATGGTGCCGTCGTCGATGAAGCGCGGCCGGTCCTCCAGGAAGGCGTACGCCTGCCGGAGCGCGGCGTAGCCGCTCGTCGCCGGGTCGATCGCGAACGCCGGCGTCACGGTCGAGAGCCTGGCCGAGGCGCCGCTGTTGATGTAGTCGAAGCCCGCGCGGGCGGCGATGCGGTTCAGGATGGTGCTGTAGGTGTCGGCGGTGTGGGCGATGGCGGTGCGCTGCGTCGAGCGGCGTAGCAGTCCCCACCCGCCCTCGAGCTGGAGCCGGAGGACCGAGAGGCCGCCGGCGCGGATGTGCTCGTAGGCGGCGATCCACATGTCCGGTAGCGGCGACGTGCGGGCGCCTGTGGCCGTGATGTAGCCGGGGCTGACGTTCACCCTTGCCCCGAGGGTTATGGGGCTCTGTGGGCCAGCGTAGGCGCCGGAGGCGTTGTCCAGGTCGATCGTGCCGCGCATGGCGTAGGGCTGCTCGTCGATGTCGATGGCCAGGATGTCCGGCGTGAGGTCCAGCGCGACAGAAGCTGTCGCGGCGCGCCGCACGCGGTCGATGCCGGACTCGTAGACGTAGCCGGTGGTGAAGGTGCCGTCGTGACAGTGGGCGAGGCCGTTGGTGCCGGCGTAGTCGATGGGGATGGGGGTGCGCCAGGTGTAGGCGCCGGCGTCGAAGCCGGCGAACGGGTGCACCCAGGTCTTGTACAGGCGCGTGGCGCCGCCGGTGAAGAGCTGCGCCTCGACGTAGTTGACGCGCCAGGTATCGGAGAACGTGAGCGATGGCGCGCCGAAGGCGCTGATTCCCACGTCGGCCTGCGCCTGCACCCAGAGGGCGGACCAGGCGGGGGTGGCGGGGTCGTAGTGGAGCGACCAGACGGTCGGCTTGAGGGTGGTGATCTCCTCGCCGGTGAGCACTATCTCCCAGAAGAGGCCGCGCACGAGCGCGATGCCGTTGAGCGTCGCGGCCGCGTGCGGCCAGGTGAGCTGGCCGCCGAGGGCGCCGCCGGTGCGGATGCGCAGGTAGGTGTTGACGGTGCCGGATGTGCACCAGGCGACGGCCATGTCGCCGGCGGTGTTGGTGTAGGCGACGGCGAGGTCCGCGACGGCGAAGGGCGACGCGAAGAGGAGCGCGTCGGCCGAGAACGTGGCGCCGCTGTCCGTTGACTCGCGGTAGCGGACGTTCGTCCCGCCGGCGTCGCTGTAGATGACGATGACGCGCTGGCCCCAGGCGGCGACGGCGATGTTCGATCCCATGCCGGCGGCGAGGGCGGTCCATGTTCCCCAGGGGCCGACGGTGGGGTTCGTCACGCGCTGGTACTGCACGGTGCCCGCTTCCATGCGGGCGCGGTGCAGGGCGCCGTCGGCCGTGAGGCCGGCGTCGTGCTTGGCGTCCGGCCACGCGCTGGCGTCGAGCTGGGCGAAGTCCAGCCGGCGCACCACGCCGATGTCGTTGCGCACGGTGACGGCGACGTACGGCTCGCGCGAGGCGTCCACCTGGGCGGCGAGCAGGTCGGGGTGGAGGCTCCTCATGCTGGTTGCCTGGTCGCTGGTCGCTGGTCGTTGGTGGTTGTGTATCCCCTCCGGACCACCCCTCCATTCGACTGCGGCGTCTTCGTCGGCGTCGTTTGAGGGTTTGCGCAAAGGCTCATATCAGTATTTCACGCGTTCCTGCTCGAAGAGGGACGGTGAGTCCACGACGTACATCCGGCGCTGACGTACGGTGTTGTTGCGGGCGATGCGGGCGAGCTCGCGGCGGAAGTAGGTCAGGCGCTCTTCGCCGAAGGCCTTGTAGCGGCCCCAGACGTCATCGCCGCCGGTGTTCACGCGGTTCGCTGCGTAGCTTGTCCAGTCGAGCGCAGCGTAGGCGGCGGCGCCGATGGCGATGACGTCGTCGTGGGCGGCGGGGATGGTGGATCCGTTGGTGTCGAGCGTGTGCGTGCTGGTCCAGTAGATGTTGACGTCCTCGACGCCGGCCGGCGCGCCGGCCACGTCCATCGTGAGGGTGTTCTGCCAGAGCGAGAACCCGACGCGGCGCGGCGGAAACTCGCCCGTCGGCCACTCGACCGCCTCGATGGCGATGCGATCGGCGAGCGCGGCGACCGAGATGTTGCGGCTGCCCGGGGTGGTGCTGAGGGTGTTCTTCTGCTCGAGCGGCGCGTGCAGCGAGTACTCGAGCGCGGCGCGGCCGATGTGCCGGTCGAGCTGCGCGTCCGTCCAGCGGTCGGCCGGGTCGTCGCGGAGGTCGATGCGCACGGCGGCGCGGATGACGGTGATGTCTGCGGCCATGTTGCTATTGCTCCTTGCTGAGCGCGTCGAGCTCGTCGGCGTCGGCGCGGAGGCGGTCGCGCAGCCGCTCGAGGGCGGCGCGCGCCGTCGCCGGCGTCGGGTCGCGGTACGCGGCCTCGAGGCGCGCGAGCTGCTCCGGCGTGAGGTCCGGTTGGCTGATCGCGTAGTCGAGGATGGCGGCCTGGGCGAGTTTGGTCTGCCGTGGTGTGAGCATGGCTTACAGGTCCTCCAGGTAGAGCGCGGTGCGGGTGGCGCCGGCGATGGCGCTGAGCCATCGCGCCTCGACCAGGTCGCCGGCGAGGATCAGTGACTTCCGCCCCGCTTCCTGGTAGCCGTCGATCCAGCTGAACACGGGGTTGCGGGGGAAGGGGATGCGCGAGAGCATCGTCGCGCCGTTCACGCGTAGCTCGAGCCAGTTGGCGCCGGTGGCGGCGGCGCCGTTGGCGTTCGTCGGGTCGTATTCGGCGGCGGTGAAGAGCATATCGTTGGGCGCGGATGGGTAGATGGTGCTCCAGGCGGCGCCGGAGGCGAGCGTCGTCCAGACGCCCGGGCCCGCAGGGTCGCGGCGCTGCGCGGTCACGCGCTGGCCGTCGATGTATGTGTTCGGCCAGTCGGGATACCAGAGCGCGGGCGCAGCGATGCAGCTGAGCGTCGCGCGGCCGGCCGGTTGGCCGGCGCTGGTGTAACCGCGGATCGCGATGCGCGAGCCGGCGGGGATGAGTATGGGCGCGAGGCGCTTGTGAAACGAGCTGAGCGGCGTCGAGCCGCTGCCGGAGATGAACGCGTGGTGCGCGACGATGGCGATGGGGACCTCGGCGCCGGCGGCGCCGATGGCGATCTCGATCCACCACGACGTGGTGACGGTGATGACGCGGGTGTGGTGGAGCATCGCTGGGATCATGTCTACCGAGGTGGCGGCTTGCATGGTGGCGTACGCTCCCCAGGCGCCTACGCCGAAGGTGAACTGCGCGACGGTCGAGGCGGCCTCGGGGACGGGGATGTCGGGCTCGCCGCGCGAGGGATTCCAGTAGTTGGGGATGGTGTCGGCGCTCACGGGCGGGCCTTCGATGCCGAGCTGCAGGATGCCGCTGCGACGCGCGTTGTCGCGCTGCGGCCGCGCGGCCGCAGCTGGCGCGCCTGTGCGCGATGGCGCTGCAGGGCGGGCGGGGCGGGTGAGGGTGTGGG